TCTTCCTCTTCCTCTTCCTCTTCAAAAGAACCAAATTCTTCTTCTCCGTTAGTGCTTTCTTCTTCCTCTTCCTCTTCAAAAGAACCAAATTCTTCTTCTGGTAATTCTTCATATTTAACTCCATTCCATTCAACATTTTTAGAGTTAAACAATTTATTCATATTAATAACTTCAGGTTTATTTTCTGATTCAAATCTAGTAAATAATGTTTTTAGGTGAACATCATCTCTAAAACGAGCACTATATTCTTGTTGAATATTATTACGCCCAATTCGTCCTAATGCTTGAATAATTTTCTCTTGTGTAAGTTCAAGATCTTTACTTAAATAACCATGACAAAACTGATAATTTGTTCCATAAATGTAATCACTATCAGCAATAATTAAATATAATTTTTGTTGGTCAGCTAATTTTTTCATAATTTCTGTATAATCACTACTTTTATGTTGAGTAAATACCCCTATTCCAAGTAGTAACAAAATCTTCCAACTATCATCAACATCTGTAAGCAACATAATAGAAATAATAATACTATCATCAATATTACTTGTAAATGCTGCAGAAGTATTAAGTCCTTTTGCCCATTTGTCTAAATGAGAAAGTTTATTTGGAATAAACATATCATCAAGGGTAGCATTTTTAACCATAGTCTTAAGCGTTTCTATATCATCTCTCATTTTAGAAATTTTTCTATCACCGGTTTTATCAAGCATTTTACCAGCAATTTTAGATTTTCCTTTTTTGTCTTTTTTACTTGCAAGTTTATTTGCTTCTTTTGACGTGTCATTAGAACTACCCGATAGTTTAGAAGCCAACCTAGTTTCTTCAAATTCAAGTTCCCTCTCAAATTGAACAATTCTTTCATTAATTTTATTATTGTATTCAATTTTATCAGTAATATCTTTCATAACAACAGCAGGAATATTAGCTTGTTGAATGCAAAATTTGGAAACTTTTTGTAAATCGTTTGCAAGGAAAATAGTTGGTCCATCTGTTAATGTGTAAGCATCCTTTGTAGTAACATATATTCCACAACTTCCATTATTTATAAGAGAATTTGGTTCTACAGGTTTTATATTATTTATTTTAACACGCTTTGTTCTTACAAGTATAAAATTATTATATATTTGGTTCCAAAATGACGGATTAATATTTTTTAATATTTTAAGATAATATAATTTAATACTTTTCATATCAATATCATAAACAGAAGCAAAATTTCTGTCAAATTTAGATGAAGTTTTATTATAATTATTAGTTTCAATATAGTAAATAAATTCAGAGGCTTCTTTCAAATCAAAATATCTTAATAAAGTAAGATTATCTTCACAATGTGCAACTACTTCTAAAATATCATTATAATTGTCATGTAAATAGTGTGGCATTACTACATAACCATTATTATTTATAAGCGGAATTGTTTTACGACAATCGTTACTAACAATATTAATAATATCTGCATCTGGAAATTTATATTTAAAATCGGAAATTGTTTGTGTTAATTCATGTATTTTGGGTAAAGTTGCCGAAGATAACACAAAATTAGGAATAATATTTTGTTTCCAATTCTTTTTAATAATTTTATGTAAATCATGATTTTGATAATCCATTGTAATTGTTGGTTCATCCCAATAAGTAACAATATCGTTAATATTATTAAATGATGCCATATAAAACATAGCAGGTAGATACGACCTAATGTCGCAAATAATAATTTCAACTTTATCACCAATAGTATTATCTACTTTTCTAATTCTTCCACTTCGTTTATCTTTAGTGTATTCCTTTGCTGCGAAATAATGTAAGCGTACATCTTCAGCAGCAGAACAACCAAACGCAAATGCTATGCGTTTATGAATAGAAATTGCCGCTCTAGCAAGCGCTAGTCCTACATGTCTTGCAGCACAAACAAAGATAACTTTATTTTTTTCTGATAATCCAAGAGGAGTTAATGTTTTTCCAGTTCCAGTAGGAGCAATATATAAAATTAATTTAGGGGTAGGATTTTTAATAGCATTATAAATTTCTTTTTGATGTTCATATAATGTTAAATCGTTATACTTTAAAATATTTGGATTTTTCTCAATATATTCCAAAGAATTTTGAACAATATACAATAAATCAACTTCAGTCTCGTAATTTTTAATAAATGTTTGTATAATTTCTTTTAAATATTTATTTACATTTTCAACATTATTTTGAATAAGCTTAGTAATTGTATAATAAAAGTAAATCCATGTTTTTTTATTGGAATATTTATGTTCAACCATTTGTTCCAAGTGATTATATAATACGAATTCATACATATTTGTATCATCATTTAAAGAATTTAACCGCGATAATCGTATTTGGTCGCTACTTTTAAGTCTTACAATTGATGCTATATTAATATAATAAATGTTATTTTCGGATTCATTATTTACATTTTTACTTTTTTTTGAACCGGGTTCGCTGCCAAACCGAATAAATAAAATGTTATACTTTTCAACCATTAATTTAATTTTATCGGCGAAGAATTTTACATAAAGAAATTCTTCAATTTGAGCATTATATTCTATCTTTAAATGTGTAAAGATAGAATTTGTTTTATTAACTTTGAGATGGACGTTTAAAAATCCATTGGTAATTAATCGCAAAATATCTAATTCAGATTTAGAAACAGATATTTCAATACCATCCCATTCAGATTTAGATAGCTTTATTTGTTTAAGATCCATTTTAAATGTTCTGTATATATAGAATTATGTACAGAACCCTTTAAGTTGTTTTAATAATTCAATTTTATTTTAAAATTGAAATGAAAAAAGAGCATACAAATATACATACAAATATACATACAAATATACAATAATGTTTACTAACTATAAAATTGTATCAATTGAAGGAAATATTGGTTCTGGCAAATCAACTTTATTAGAAAATTTAAGAAAACAATATGCTAATCATACACATATTATATTTCTACAAGAACCCATTGATGAGTGGGAAAAAATTACAGATAATGAAGGAAACACTATGTTAAAAAAATTTTATGCTAATCAAGAAAAATATTCATTTGCATTTCAAATAATGGCATACATTTCAAGATTAACCATTTTAAGACAAACAATAAAAAATATAATTCACGATACGATAAATCAATATATTATTATTACTGAAAGAAGTTTATATACAGACAAGCATGTTTTTGCAAAAATGTTATATGACCAAGGTAAAATAGAAGATGTATGTTATCAAATTTATTTAAATTTATTTGAAGAATTTGTAAATGATTTTCCTATTAATTATATTGTGTATGTAAATACTAATTCTGAAAAATGTTACGAAAGAATTCATAAAAGAGCAAGAGACGGAGAAGAAGTTATTCCATTAACATATTTAACAGATTGTCATAATTATCATGAAACATTTTTAGATGAACATACTGGAATTAAATCAATTAAATTAATATTAAATGGTAATGTAGATATTTATGAAAATGATAAAATACTAGAAGAATGGGTATCACAAATTCATACATTTATTCATAATTAAATGTATAAATTAAATATTTAAATATATTTTTTATTTGTAACTATTAAATGGATACAAATAAACCTACTAATTTAGTCGTACAATGCCCGAATTGTAAATATCCTATTTTAATTGAACAACTTAATTGTCGCATTTTTCGGCATGGAGTATTTAAAATAAATGGAACCCAAATTAATCCTCACGCATCAAAAGAATTATGTGATTTTTATGTTAAAAATGATTTGATACTTGGATGTAGTAAACCATTTCAAATAATATCAAATGAACACTCTAAAAATAACGATGACGCATTTATTGCTGTTATTTGTGATTATATTTAAATTTAGTATTCTAATAAACCAATATTTAATGACTGATTTGACTTATATTTTAATAAATCTAATTCCTTTTTTGTTGTTGGAAATAAATCCTTTCCATAAATATCTTGTAACAATAACCATTCAAACATGCCTCCAAAATAAATACAAATATTATAAAATCCTAATGATAACAATTGTTGATATTTTTTGTTAACATTTTCATCATTACAATTTTTTCCATAAATAATAATACGAATACTTTTATTTTCTTTCATAAATTTATTTATAATTATTTCTTCATTATTTGCTAGTGTAGTATTTACAATAAGACATTGTTGTTCACCTGGCAATAATGTATTAATTATTAAATATATTTCAGGATTTTTTATTATTGTTTGCATATCTTCATAATTTATTTTTTTTATTGATTGTGTATTTCCCATATTTTATTTATATGACTAATTTTTAAATAATAGAATAAACAAAATGTATAATACTTTCATATTTTACATTTTGTTTATTTGTAAATAATTTTATATATTATTTACTACACCTTTTTATATAAATATTGTTGTGAATAATTTGATTGATTTTTATTTTTCTTTCTTGGTTCAACTTCTCTAGATTTACATGAATTAAAATCATAGTTATAAATAATATTACCTTTACCATCTATAAATTGTATAATACCTTTTTTGTTAGAAGAAAATCCTATTTCTATCATTTTTTGAATTAATTCTTCAAATTGATATTCACTAATTTCTTTGTTACACAAAAACTCTAATGATTTTAATGTAAATATTTTATTATTTTTTTTAGTCTTTTTATGTATATGTAAAATAATTACTGAAACTATATAATCAATATTATTTGGTTGTATTTTATCATGAATTTCTTTGTAACTTTTTTTATTAATTGGAGTTTTATTATATGCTAATTCATTAGCATTTGTGCACATTATTCTTATTTTATACATAATATAATGTATACACATTATATTATTCTATATCAAAACATTATATTATTTAAAAATAAACGACAGACCTAATACAAATATTATTTCCTTTTTTTTAAGAACAAACTAACAAATAATAAACTAACAAATATTATTTCCTTTTTTTTAAGAACAAACTAACAAATAATAAACTAACAAATAATAAAACTAACAAATAATAAAACTAACAAATAATAAACTAATAAATAATAAACTAACAAATAATAAACTAACAAATAGAAATGACTTTTTTAATACCTTTTCACATTTGAAACACCGTTTACACTAAACCTAAAAAATTACGTCCAATCTTACTTGTAGCAAACATACCACATCCCGAAGCAATTTGTAAATAAAATATATTAGTTTTTTTGGCGCAACATACTAAATATACTGATAAAATAATAAAAAATAAAGAAAAAAACCAGAATAGTTGAGTAAATCTATCCATTATATATAATTATATAAAATAAAATTTAAATTAATAATTATATAAATCGGTATTCACAATATAATTTATCAGTTGTTATTGCGAATATGGTTTTAGATAACTGGTAAAATATAATATAATATTTTATAAGTTTTTAAAAATTATTTATTTAATGAAATTGAACAATAATTTCAACCTTTTCTTTTTTAATGCTTTTAGTTGCAGAAATGGATAATTCTTCTCTTTTCTTTCTTGTTTTAGAATTATCTGTAATAATTTCTTTACGTTTAGAAGTACTATTGCGATTATTCATGTCTGTTTCAATATCACTATAATTTTGTTCTATATAATCAATAACCTTATTTTCAAGCGTCCATTTAAAAAAATTTAATTGTCCAATAGTAGTTTCAATAGATGTTCCATTTTTATAAGGAATACTAATACGTTCCCATCGGCAAAAAGGATCAAATCTTTTTTTAGAATAAGCCTTTAATTTAAGTTTATAATCATCATAAACTTTAAACCGTCTAGTAACATTATCGTTTGCTCCTTCAATAACATAAAGAGTGTAAAATTTTTTAGCATAATTAGTAGCAAACCAATCAACAATCCGAAGCGAAATTTTAGTTTCACCGGTAATAATTTTTAAAATTTTATCTAAATTATTATTGGGATTATATATCCCATCCAAGTCATAAGTTTTATAAAAAATTATTAAATTTTTAAGCAATAAATCATTTTGTGTTGTATAATTAGAATTATTCATTAATAAGGCTTTAAATATTTATTTAAGTAGTTTTATTTTTAAATAAATTATTTTAAATAATATTAATTACAATAATTTATTATCTATATTAATAATATTATGTCTGTTTCTTTAATGGATAAATATTTTGGACCTTTGCCAAGAGAATATTGTATTTATTTTTATGCATTATCAATAGCATGTGGTATAATATTTGCATCAAGTATTTTGTCAATAACCTATTTTATGGTAAATCATTTTAAAAAAGTTGATATGATGTTTATAGTCAATTCTTCTTTAATTTTATTAAATACCTTTTTAGCCTACTTAGCAAATCGTTTACTTCATACAATGTGTGTGAAAAGTATTTAAATAATTAATTCATTTGTAAATGATATATTTCTACCATTATTAAATCATTATTTTCTTTTTTCAAAAAATACTAAACCAAACTTTAAAATTTATTTACAACTTTTATATTAGTTCTTTTTAATACATATCTATTTTATACTCTATTATTCAAATTTAATAAAAAGAAAACAGATAAAAAATAATATTAATTCTATTTTTTTAGGTATTTGATTCTTCTTTAGGAGTTTCTTTTGATTTTTCAAATGTTGTATTTATAGGTTTTAAAAACATATCGCGAGTAACAATATCATTTACATAACTGGTTTGTAAAAAAGGATTAAATCCTCGTTGGGCAATCATTTCTCTATCGGCCATTTTTGTATCTAAATCTTCGCGTTTTGTTCCACTAGCATTTTGATTTCTAGAAAACATTGAGTTTGTCATATTTATTGAGTCCGAATCTTGATTAAAAAAAGTTTCATCGGCTAAAGATTGGGTTATAGCATTTGTGGGTGAATCATATGTTTGCTCTTCAACTTTTTTTTCTAATTTAGCACTTTTATAATAAGTTTCACCAGTACTCCATTTCCACGTATTGTACATTATTATAATTATTGTTAAAATAATGTATTATTAAACTTAAATGAGAATATTTATCTTACAATATCTTACAATATCTTACAATATCTTACAATATCTTACAATATCTTACAATATCTTACAATATCTTACAATATCTTACAATATCTTACAATATCTTACAAATATATAGTTTACAAAAGAAGTTTATTTAAAGATTTAAAATAGGACAAAAATTAACATTTTTTTATAGCCAATTGATATCCTTGATGAATTAACTTATATTGACCATCATATTTTGTTAAAAATGCATTCATTGTATTTTTTATTTCTCTGGCACCGTAATCATCCATCCACATTATACCATTTTTTTCTAAAATATTGAAAGAGTTTTCCATATCATTTTTTATAAAATCAAGTTCATGGCAACCATCAATGTATATAAAGTTATATCTTTGATTATTATTTTCAAAAAAAGGTCTGATATAATCTTATGTATTGTTATTCTATCTGAATTTTTACAATTTGAAATATTAAAATCAAAATTACCTTCTTCGTTATTTTGTAAATAAATTTTATGGTCGTTATTATTAATAGTTAAAAATGGGTCTACACAAGTTAAACTTGAATTTGGATTATCAATAAAGTTATCAGCAAAAAACACACTAGATAAGCATTCAAAACAACCAATTTCTAATATCTTATTTTCAGTTGATTTATCCAAAAACTGAAATAACATATTTTGTATTTCACTACCTAGAAACCATTTTTTTAATTATTTTTTTTAATAATGTCCTTCTTTAATAATAATCATATTTTTAGTAAACATAAAAGCATCTTTGTTAGTTCTTCTTCTTTTTAAATTACATTCTAAACATGCTATAACTAAATTTCCTTTATTATGTCCAATATCATTATTAATTCTATCAAGAGACCATTGTTTTAATTCTCTAACTCGTTCATAAAGAATATAAACTTCATTAGAACAATAACAACATTTCATACTTGAGGTTTTTAACAGATCAATTGTCTCTTCAAAACTAACAAACTCTTTTTTATTTAAAAATTTCTTTAATATATCCTGTTGTTTATAACAATATAATTTTGTTTTTATATGAGATAACATTTTTGAAATATATTTGTTATTATTTTCATTATTAATAAAATTCTCAACCATTAATTTATTAATTTGTGTTTGATGAGATAATTCGTCTTCGTTTAACCCCCAAGTTTTTGTTTCTACTCTCATTTTTTTTTCCTTTTCATAATTTATTTTTTTTGTAAATTTATTCTTTTGCGGTTCTTCTAATATTATTTTTTTAATATTAGAATTATTATCATTATCATTATTATCATTATCATTATTATTATTATTATCATTATCATTATCATTATCATTATCATTATTATTATTATTATTATTTGTCATTGCTATATATTATAATGACAAATAATAAAATCAATATAAACATATTTTAATTATACATAGTTTACATATTATTATATAAAACTAAGTTAAAACCTATTTTACAATATAATGTATAATGAACCAAAATATACAACCAACACATTGTAATGAGTTAAAAACACTTAAATGTAACTCAATATTTAGTGCAAGTTTACAAAATGACTTTCCGCGTTCTGAAAGTAAATCATCTAGTGATTTAGCAAATTTAGATAAATTTCTTGAAAACGAAAAAATTACAAACTCAAATGAACCTTGGAGCAAATTAGATAAAACTGCAAAAATTAGAAAATTAACATTATTTGCAGATAACTATAAAGGTCTGAATGATTTAACTAATGTAGAATATGATAAACTTCTTTCTTTTTTTAAAGAATGTTTAGATAAAAAAAGATTACAACGGGTTAAAGATGTTAATTATAATAAAGAAACTGGTGAAATAAAAAATATACCGGCGTTATTTTTTAATAAACCATTAATACATTTTACACTTAAAAATATAGATAAAAGAGTTTCTACTTTAAAAGGATTAGCTCCAAAAAAAAAACAAGGAACTGCCAAAAATCTGAAAAATATAGATGATTCTGACTCTGATAAAGATGAAATTAATAAAGATAAAATTAATAAAGATGATTAAATAATTATTATTATTTTATTTATTATATACAATTGTAAATAATAAATAATAAAAAATAGTATAAAAATAAAATTATATATTATACATATGTTTGAACTAATTGATATTACTGATACAATTATACCTGAAACAGAAGTACAATACTTTAATGAGGATGAATTTTTGGAATTATATGAAACATGTTTATATTTAATGGAAGAATTTATTCAAGAATGTCCTAGTTTTGTTTCTGAACCTGATTTTGAAGATATTTTTGACGAAAATATTCAAGAATTAATGTATTCGCAATTTGAATTTGACATATTTTATACAGAAGATGCTGAAGATGAAATAAATAACATTATTGAATATTCTAAAGATGAATTTTTTAAACATTATATGCCACCACGTTCTTATTCTAATACAATTATTTTAGAAGACCCCCATAATAATTATATTACACAACAAATAAATGTTCTTAGAAATAAACCTCAACCAATTCAAAGAACAAAAGAATGGTACGAGCTTCGACACAATTTAATTACTGCTTCAAATGCGTATAAAGCATTTGAAAATCAAACAGTTAAGAATCAACTTATTTATGAAAAATGCCAACCATTAAATCCAACTTTATATAAAGAAGAAATAAAAGAAGTTGTAATGGTTAATACTAACACTACACTTCATTGGGGACAAAAATATGAACCACTTTCAGTTAAAATTTATGAACATATTTACGATACAAAAATAGAAGATTTTGGATGCATTCAACATAAAAATTTTTTATTTCTTGGAGCATCTCCGGATGGAATTAATATTGACCCAAATTCAAAACGATATGGTCGCATGTTAGAAATTAAAAATATTGTTAATAGAATAATAGATGGAATACCTAAAAAAGAATATTGGATTCAAATGCAACTTCAAATGGAAGTTTGTGAATTAAATGAATGTGACTTTTTAGAAACAAAATTTACAGAATATCCAGATTATACATCATTTTTATTTGATATACAAAATAATTTATCTGAAGATACAAATTTATGTTTATCAAAAGACAATTGTATGAAAGGACTAATGATTTACTTTCATACAAAAGAAGGTAAACCATTTTATGTACATAAACCATTAAATATAATTCATTCTAATGATATTACATTATGGCAAGAAAATATGGTAGATTATTATCAATCTACCTCTGAATTTAATTATACATATATAAAAACAAATTATTGGAAATTAGAAAAATTAAGTTGCGTGTTAGTTTGTAGAAATCAACAATGGTTTAAAGATAATGTTAAAGAATTAGAAAATTTTTGGAATATTATTAAAACAGAAAGAGTTACTGGTTATGAACATCGGCAACCTAATCGCAAACAAAAAAAAACTGAAAATACTATTGATAAACCAATTGAAGGTTGTTTGTTACATTTTAATAAAGAAACTGGCAAAATAAATGTTATAAAAAAACAATCTACATCTACAGAAAATTTTGATTTTGACAATATTTAATATAATATATTTTCATTCGTTGGAATTGAAAAATATAGTTTATTTAGTTCACTTCTAAAATAACCAACACGCGCTCCTTCTCCTTCTTGTGCTGGAGGTAATGGCAAAGTAATATTTGTTTTAGTATCTTTTTTATTTTTATATAACGCACCACAAAAATCCGCTGGTGAACAAGTTCCATTATCTGGATTATCATAATATTTTAAATTGTTAGTTATCTGTTTATATGAACCTAATTTAAATACAGGATAATGCCACCATATTTGATTATAATTATTGTTTGAAGTTTCATTTTTATTTATTAGAGGATAATCATTTAATATTACTTGGTTAACAGATTTGGGAAAAGTTCCAGGCGTTGATAAATCATATAATCCACTAAATCCTTCAATCTTTTTATATAAACTTAATACTAATATAAGTATTACAAATAGAATACTCCCTATAATAAATTTATGTTTCATATAATATAAATTTATATAAAAACTTAATAAATTAATTTTAAAACTAACTTAAAATTAAACTACCAATATATATACTATGGAAACAACATATATGCGAGTTACTAAAAGAAATGGTGAATTAGAAGAAATAGCATTTGATAAAATTCAATCGCGAATTAAAAAATTGGGGGAAGAGGTATCAATTCATATAAATTATCCACAATTAGTTATGAAAGTAATTGATCAATTATATGATAAAATTTCAACAACAAAAATTGATGAATTAGCGGCTGAACAATGTGCATCACTTTCTACCCTAAATCCTGATTACGGAATTCTTGCTGGACGCATTATTATTTCTAATCATCAAAAAAATACAAATTCCTTATTTTCAAGTGTAGTAGAAGAATTATATAATTTTTATGATATTCATTGTAATCATAACCCATTAGTATCATTAAAATTATCGGTATTTGTTAAAAAGTATGCAACAAATTTAAACGATATGATTGATTATAATAGAGATTATTTAATTGATTATTTTGGGTTTAAAACTTTGGAAAGAGCATATTTATTTAAAAAAGGAAAATATATTATTGAAAGACCACAACATATGTGGATGAGGGTTTCTGTCGGAATACATGGAGATTTAAATAATCCTAATTCATTAGAACTCATTAAAGAAACATATAATTTAATGTCTCAAAAATTTTTTACACATGCTACCCCTACGCTTTTCAACGCGGGAACTCCGCGACCACAAATGAGTTCTTGTTATTTATTGGCTATGGAAAATGACAGCATTGATGGAATTTTTAATACATTAAAAGATTGCGCCCATATTTCAAAATGGGCTGGAGGAATTGGATTACACGTTCATAATATTAGAGCAAAAGGAAGTCATATTCAAGGAACAAACGGAATATCTAATGGATTAGTTCCTATGTTACGAGTATTTAATAATACTGCACGATATGTCGACCAAGGAGGTAATAAGCGGAATGGTTCATTCGCAATTTATTTAGAACCTTGGCACGCTGATATTTTTGATTTCTTAGAAATGCGCAAAAATCACGGAGATGAAGAAATGAAAGGGCGTGACTTATTTTATGCTTTATGGATTTCTGATTTATTTATGGAAAGAGTTAAAGACAAAAATGGTAAATGGTCATTATTTTGTCCACATGAATGTCCCGGATTATCTGATGTTTATGGGGAAAATTTTAAAAATTTATATGAATCTTACGAAACAAACGGCAAAGCTAGAAAGACTATTAATGCGCGCGAATTGTGGTTTGCTATTTTAGATGCTCAAATGGAAACAGGGACCCCATATTTACTTTATAAGGACGCTGCTAATATGAAATCTAATCAAAAAAATCTTGGGACAATTAAATCATCAAATTTATGCGTTGCGCCAGAAACATTAATTTTGACGGATAAAGGACATATAGAAATTCAAAATTTAATGGAACAAGATGTAAATGTATGGAATGGCGAAGAGTGGAGTTTAGTTACTATTAAAAAAACAGGGGAAGATCAAGAATTAATTGATGTTTATACTGATGATGGATCAAAATTAACTTGTACTCCTTATCATAATTTTTATATTCAAAATAGTTATTCATCAAATTCAATTGAAAAGGTTGAAGCAAAAGATTTAAAACCAAATGATAGGATAATAAAATGCGAATATCCAGTTATTGATGGTTCTGATACTATGCCATATGCTTATACCCATGGATTTTTTTGTGGAGATGGAACTTATGGAAATAAAACAGATGAACCAGAAAGAAATTGTAAATTTAAAGCACTTAAAAATCATTTCTTTTGTAAAAGACATTTAGCATATGAAACAGAAAATTATTTATTTGATAATGAAGATACATTAGAAGGGGAAGAGATAAAATGTCAAGCTAAATCATATGTTAAAAAACCAATAGTATATTTATATGGTGAGAAACAAAAATTATTAGAATATATAAATAAACGTAGTTATCAAATAAATGAAAATTCAAAAAGAACAAATGTCTGTCTTCCAGTTGATTTAAATGAAAAATTTGACGTGCCTTCTTATTTTTGCACCTTAAAGGATAAACTAGATTGGTTTGCTGGATATTGTGATGCTGATGGCTGCATTTCTAGAAATGGTGAAAATGAACAATTACAAGTATCTTCAATAAATAAAGAATTTTTAGAAAATATAAAATTATTATTACAAACGTGTGGCATTAATCCTAAAATAAAACTTAGTCAAAATAGAACAGAAAGTTACTTGCCAGATGGAAAAGGAGGTTATAAATATTTTGAGGTTAAACCTATTTATAGATTATTAATTACATCATATGATTTATATATTTTACATCAATTAGGGTTTAATCCACACAGATTAGTTATTTCTGGAAATAAACCATCCGGTGATGCTAAACATTTTATTAAAATATTGGAAATTAAAAATAATAATAGAATTGATGATACATATTGTTTTACTGAACCAAAGAGACACATGGGGGTTTTTAATGGAATTTTAACAGGACAATGCACCGAAATAATAGAATATTCTGATAGTACTGAAACCGCAGTTTGTAATCTAGCGTCCGTTGCATTACCAGCATTTGTTAATCAACAAACAAAACAATTTGATTATGATAAACTTCATCAAGTTACTAAAGTAGTAACTAACAATTTAAATAAAGTTATTGATATTAATTTTTATCCTACCGAGAAAACTAGAAAAAGTAATTTTAGACATAGACCTATTGGAATTGGGGTACAAGGTTTAGCAGATGCATTTATTTTAATGGATATTCCATTCCATTCTGAAGAAGCCAAAAGTGTTAATAAACTAATATTTGAAACTATTTATCACGCATCTTTGGAAAAAAGTAATGAAAATTCTTTTGAAAGAGGTGAAAAAATTAAATCATTAGATACAACCTCTATTGAAAGTTTAAGTTTTATTAACGAATATGAAATTTCTACATTAAAACGTGATAATACGGATTTATTTGGAGCATATATTTCGTTTGAGGGATCCCCCACATCTAAAGGAATTCTTCAATTTGATCTTTGGAATGTGATTCCAAGTAATCGTTATGATTGGGATATTCTTAAAAAATCAATACAAAAATATGGATTACGCAACTCTTTGTTAGTTGCTCCAATGCCAACAGCATCAACCTCGCAAATTTTAGGATATAATGAATGTTTTGAACCATTTACAAGCAATTTATACTCCCGCAGAACATTAGCAGGAGAATTTGTAGTTGTTAATAAATATTTAATGAAAGAACTTATTGAATTAGGTCATTGGAATGAACAAATAAAAAACAATATTATTGCGAATAAAGGTTCTATTCAACAAATGACATTTTTATCACAGCATATTCGTAATAAATATAAGATTGTTTGGGAAATGCCTATGAAACATATTATAGATATGGCTGCTGATAGAGGTCCATTTATTTGCCAAAGTCAAAGTTTAAATTTATGGATAGAAGAACCTATTTATAGCAAATTAACATCTATGCACTTTTATGCTTGGGAAAAAGGATTAAAAACTGGAATTTATTACTTGAGAAGAAAAGCCAAGCATCAGGCCCAACAATTTACAATTGAACCAACTGCGACGATAGAACAAGAAGATATTTGTGAATCGTGTTCTGCTTAAATTTAAATAACTACGTAGTTTAATTATTGGGGTTCTCTATTTTTGAATACTTTTTTAGGTTTACATTTTTTAGGTTTACATTTTTAGCAGTATCATAACTATATTCTGGGGGAGAAATTTGTTTTATATAATTAGTTATTATTTTATTTGTACCACAAATATTAATAAATTAATATAATATTTTATTGTAAAAAAATATTATATTAATTTTATAAATTTATTTATATTCCTTACATATTCCAAAAGTTTTTCTATGCCATTTAGTAATACCATATTGTTTAATACCATCCATATGTTTTTTAGAACCATATCCTTTATTTGAATTTATATCATAATGATGTACTAATTCAGAATTTTCTTCACATAACTCATTTATATATTTATCTCTTTCAGTTTTTGCCAATATAGATGCGGCTGCTATAGATGTATATTTATTATCTCCTCCTTCAATCGTGTTATATTTTATGGCTTCTAATTTACATTCATTTAGTATTGTAAATGGTTTAAAATAGTTACCATCCACTAATATTAATATTTTATCATAATTAATATTTGATAATTTTGATAATTGTGATAATACATTTGTAATGCCTTTATGCATTGCTGATTGAGTTGCTTGTAATATATTTATTTTATCTATTATTTGTTCATCTTCATATTCTACTGCCCAAGCAATTGCATTCTTTTTTATATAATCAGCAACTTGTTCTATTTTCTTTTTGCTATGAAATTTTTTACTATCTTTCATTTGTGAATGATTAAAACTATTATCTTTAGGTAAAACAACAATGCCTGCGTAAACTCTGCCAAACATTGGTCCTCTACCAGCCTCATCTATGCCTATTTCAATAATTGTAGTATCGAGATCATACATTATTTTTAATACATTTGTCCTTTTCTCTTTAACAACTTCATTTTTAGTATGAAAATTCTCATTATTATCTTGAATAATAACTTTACTTAACAAATTATTGGGATTGAACATTCTTAAATATATATTTATTAAAATATAAATATTAATTAAATCAATCAATTTTTTTCACTATATAAATTATACAATGAAAGGTGAATTATTAATACTTTTTGTAATTTTATTATTAGCATTCATTTTATGTTCATTTTTAGGTGGAAAAGAAGGCATGGAAAATATGCCTTTTACAACAAATGATACAACAAATGATACAACAAATGATACAACTTTTAAAAATAATTATGATAACTATAATCATTATAATAAAACTTCACATCCTGTTATTTTTTATGGACCTGATGGAGGAACCGCAAAGGTAATTAAAACTTTAAATAATAATACTATTGTTATAACTAACAAAAATGGAACTACTCAAATTTATTATATAGATACAAATTCAAATGATTTAAATATGTCAGTTTATCATGGACCTAATGGAGGGTCTGCTAAATTAATTACTAAAAATGACAAGCAACTGTTAGAAATAACAACTCCAAATGGTTCTAAAATTGTTTATGCCGGTGATAATAATCAACTCGATAATAATCAACTCGATAATAATCAACTCGATAATAATCAACTCGATAATAATCAATATAATAACAATCAATATGATAACAATCAATATGATAACAATCAATACGATAATAATAATTCTAATGATTATGATTATTACAACTCTTTACCAAAAGGCATTTCTCGTTCTCAAATTCCTTCAGGAAAGGAAGATTTATATATATTAAAATCTCAAGTTGTACCACCTGTTTGTCCAAAATGTCCCAGTCCAATAGTTAAATGTCCTAGTGATACAGATGTTACTAAATGCCCGCCCTGTCCTCCTTGTGCTCGGTGCCCCGAACCTAATTTTACATGTGCTAAAATACCAAATTATAGTGCATTTAATCAAAATACAATGCCAATTCCTGTGCTATCAGATTTTTCAACATTTGGAATGTAATAAATTTATAATAAATTATAAAATTTTCTTAATCTTATTTTATTTAAATAATATATAATGATACAAACCCGTAAAAATAAAAATAGGAATAATAAAACAAAAAGAATATTTAAAAAAAATAATTATGCATCTTCAGATGGAATGGTTACAAAAATTTGGGGACCTATGCTCTGGACATCATTACATATAATAAGTTTTAATTATCCTATAAATCCTACAAATGAAGATAAAATACATTATAAAGAATTTATTTATAGTTTAAAATATGTATTGCCTTGTAAGTATTGTAGAATTAATTTAATAAAAAATTTTGTTAAAAAACCATTATTAATGTGTCATATGAAAAATAGAGAAACTTTTTCAAGATATATTTATGAATTGCACGAATTGGTAAATAAAATGCTTAACAAAAAATCAAATTTAACATATTGTGATGTAAGAGAAAGATACGAACATTTTAGATCTAGATGCACCGAGGAATCGCCTAAAATTTTTAATTTTATAAAAAAATCTCAAACAAAAAAGAAAAAAGAAAAAGGTTGTACAGAACCATTATATGGTAAAAAATCTAAATGTATTATTAATATTGTTCCACAAGAAGATAAAAGTGCTACATTTAAAATGGATAAAAAATGTATAAATGTATTAAATCCAAAAGTAAAAATTAAAATATAAATATATTTTAACTATGTCTTCTTCTTCAATGATTATTGAATTCACAAAATCTACTCAAAATGTTTGTATGTGTGTTGGATTATCTATGTTATTAATTATTTGTTTTATGATATCTCCATTAAATTCATTTATATTGTCTTCTATATTTGGTAAAGTAATTATACTTACACTTTTAGGATATACTTTGTATTATAATACAATACAAACTAACAAATTTTCTAAAAATTTTAATGTAAATATTTGGGATCAAACTGAAAATTGGAAACCAATTAAAACAAATATTATTTGTAGTTATATATTTTCTTTATTTGTGTTAGTTCTTATTATTTCAGTTATTAGGACATTTAAAGTTCTTTAGGTAAATTTAACTATTGTTATCTTTATAAATGTATATAATTTTTTTCTTATTATATACATTTATAAAAAGAATTAAAATTTAATTATTCGTTTAAAATATATTATAATTTATTCTTATTTAATATATAATGAATAATTATAATTCACAAAATTTAAATAGTTTACATAATTTAAATGTTTCTAAAATAGGAGGTAATTTTTCAATGCAAAAATTTTTATTAGATAAAGTTAGTTGGTTAATGAATTGGAAAACAGCAGGAGCAATTATAGTTATTATTGTGTTACTTATTGTAACATATTATACCTATAAACAATATGCTACTTCAAAAACATCCTTTCACGGAAATAGAGAACATATTCCAAAAGATATAAATTCTAATAAAACAGCTACATTAATGTTATTTTATGTCGATTGGTGTCCACATTGTAAAACCGCTAAACCTGAATGGGATACATTAAAATCAGAATATGAAGGTAAAACAATTAATGGTTATAATTTATCATTTATAGAATATAATTGTACTAATGAAAGTGCTGAAACGGCAGAATTAATGGATAAATATAGTATTGAAGGTTATCCTACAATAAAATTAGTTAAGGATAATCAAATAATTGAATATGATGCTAAACCAACTAAATCAACCATGGAACAATTTTTAAATACAGTTCTTTAAATAATTCTTTTTTACACCTTTTTACATTTCAAACGCCGATTTTATAGATAATATCACATCACTCTATAGTATATTACGGCGGGCAATTTGTGTTAGTTGGGATAACACCAGTAAAAGTGCCGCCACCCGAT